CAGAACGTTGCGAGGCGCAAAAACTCACTTCCGTCCAGGTTCCTTTAGCCGTTTATTATATCTCCTGATAATCAAAATGTATTCGATTGAATTGTCCAGAGAACAAGACCGTAATTTTATAGTCTTGTCTTCTTTCTTTAAGGTAATTGATGGTGTTAAAACTAGGCTTGGTGGTAGCAAGGCTTTTAGTCCACTAAATGTCTATGTCCATTGTCCTGATCATGCGAAAGGTCGTGCAGATTCTGATGTATACTGCGCCGTGTGCGACGCCAAAACTCTTGTTCCTCATGTCATCAAAGAGCCTACCTATGTGTTCCCTGCTGTTTCCATTCCTGGGGCTCAAGCTAGTGAAGTCATTATTAAGTCTCTTGTTGCTATGGTCCACGTCATTCTCAGCCCCAACACTGCTCGAGAACTTGCTGCTACGACCAAACTTGTTTGCGCTGGCAGTGCTTCTATGATAGGCATCCGTGTTTCCAATTTGTCTCCTAAGCAGTATGCTTTTTCCTTCAGGCCTCCTCCAGGGAATTTGGATAACGTGTTGTTCGTACTCATGTCATTCAATTCTCGTCGCAGGTATCCTGATCTTAATCTGGTCGTTGATGGCCCTGCCTCTTGTCCTAGAGAGGTCTATGTGGTGTGTCAGTGTGGCTCACGTTATAGTAGCGGGCAAGTTTCTTTTCTACTCAACATGCTTGCTGTTAACAAGCCTTTCGCATGTCCTAATTGTGGTGCGTTTCTTAGGATTGATTCTCAGCATGGCCAGTTTGGTTTTCATGAAGCTTGGCTGTGCGGACATGACGTTAAAGGTGTGTCAAAGTTGATGCAGTATTTTTGTGTTGATCGCATTAACGTTTCTCATGATGATGTTTATTTTCAGCGTTTGTCACTTGCTTTAAAAAAGGCTCACACTTTTCTCCCTTTTGAGTACCGTGAGCTTCCACCTCCCGATTTTTTTGATGATGTCGTTGTGGATGACAAGATGACTGCTCCTGGAGTCATAGTTAATCGCACGCCTGGGGCAAAAAAGAAACATTATGCTGTCGCCACTCGTGATCACATGCGTGAAACTACTGCTATGGTCAGGCTCTATGAAGGGTTCGAAGATTCTATGAAAGTGGTTAGGTCTAGAATTAGTAATATCACTCAAACGTCGGTGAAGTTGGAAGTTCGTGCCCCCGATTGGGTCGGTGGCAAATGGGTTGAGCATCCTGGTGAACGTATGTTCTTTGTGTTGAATCTCGAAGTCAATGCTTATCTTCGTTCGATTTTTCTCCCTTTCGCAGCTAGTGGCGGCCATGGTCGTCCGCACAAGAACCAGCCTTCTGGTATTGGAATGTCATTTTTCGGTGCCTCTGCCTCCGCCTTTGCGGCTGAGATGTTTAAAATGGCGCCGTCGAACTTCGATCTTTTTGTTACCAAGACCGAAGCTCGCGAGGTCTTGGCCCAATTCAACAAGAATATCATTGACCGCAAGATCATTGTTGAGGCCGATGTTAAAAAATGGGATATTCACATGCTTGCTTCTTTTTTGAGCGCAGTGTCTCGTAGCTTCTTGCCTTTTTTTAATTTAGATCGTGACAATCAATCAAAAAACTTTTTGTGTGTGTTCTTTCGGTTGATTGAACTTCACAAGTTTAAAGTGTTCAATTGTCCTTCCGGAGGTGGGTGGTATGGAGTCGCATCTAGCATGATGAGCGGTTCTTGGGATACAAGTTTCCTTAACACCATGTGCAATTTGGTGTCACAGCTTGTCGTAGTTCAGTATATCTTTCCCGGATTTTTTGACAGGAACGATTGGCAACAGCATGTTTCCTGGAAGTTGTTTGGAGACGACATTTTGATCGCGTTCTCGCGGTTTACTGGATCTGGGGCTTCCGATGACGGCATCTTTACTGAAGAAATGGTTCGTAAGATCCCTGAGCTCATGTTGGAGCATTTCAGGTTTATTATTGAACCCGAAGACTTCCATATTCATTCTTCAGTCGCGGTGTTCTCACAGTTCGACAAAGTGCCGTTCGATCAAATTCCATGTGATCATCCTTTTGACTCTTCCTGTTATAAGTGTGATTGCAATTATGCAGATGTTTTCTTGCCCACATTTCTAAAGTTTAAGCTTGCCTTTGTTCCATGTCAGCGTTGTACCAATGCGCTGCGTTCTACTAACCTTGCTACTGATAAGGTCGCGTTTCATTTGGCTTTCGTGCGTGAGGGTTTTAAGATATTGCCCAAACTCTTTTTGAATAGCTCCAAGCCTGTTACTATGGAGCATCTCAAAGCTCGTTTGATTGGATATCTTTGGACGGTCGGTATCAATCCTCACATCCATAGGGTGTTAAATGAGTTGTGGGATATTGTCGACCATTCTGATCCAAATCCTTTGCGTATTGAATCACTTGACGACTCGCTCAACGAGCGTTGGGGTCTTGGTCCTGATTTTTGGACTACTACTACTCTTGCCCATCGCAAGTTTCCTGACTATAACTACGTTGTCGACACAATGGTTTGTCCTTATGGTCAGGGTGTTGGTCCTAATCAGACTAAAGAACCAAAGCCTGTCGTTTTCGCTTCAAAGCTCTATCGCAGTTGGCAAGATATCATCGACCATGGGTGTGTTTGAATTGCCCTCAAGCAAAG